GTGTAGGGTCACCTAGATGTCGCTTAACCTCATCACGCATGTCTTCACTGATAGTGACTTGTTGTTTTGCTTTGTTGCGATAGTTGCTGATAACAAATGCAAATTTACCTCCTGGGCGAAGAACTGCCTTGGCTATGTTGACTGTGACTTCCCAATAGTTTTCGAGCCAATCGTTATAGTCAGGATAGTTAGTGAAGCTTTGTTCTACTCCAGGATAGATTTCCAAATCTTCCGTACTCATTAAATCTGCGCCAGCATCGGTGGGGTTAGCACGTTTTGGAAGAAATTGTTTGTCTTCTACTAGACAAGGCAGCATTTGTTTGATTTCGCAAGCACGATTGTGGTCGTAGGTTTGGTTAATATTTAAAAATTTACTCATTTTAAGTATAGTTCTAGGGTTTCGTCTATTTGTTTACAGTTATCTACACCAATAGCTTCTTCACAGTATGTGACCAAATCCATTAGTTGATAGTTTAACATTAGTTGTTCTCGGCACTGGTTCAGCGCTTCGATGTATTTATATTTACCACTAATTGGAATACTCGCAATAATATCGTAAGTAGTCCCATAATTATTAACAAGTCCAATGGCTCGCTTAGGCCCAATACCAGGCACGCCAGCAACATTATCACCACTATCGCCTGTAAGACACTTAATACTAATGTAGTCTTTGGGTTCAAAATCATAGTGGTCATTCCAGTTATCAATGGTGACTTCTTTTCTGGTAACATAACTAAATCTTGATACGTTTGGTTGAACTAATAAATCCCAGTCTTTATCACTTGATACAAGCCAAATATTTTCTAGAGGTAATTTTGATTTTTTATTGACAATGTACGCAGCTATGTCGTCTGCCTCAACACCTTGAAATTTGATAACAGGGTATTGCGTATTTTCTGCAATATGTGCTAAAGCTGCTTGAAAGTCTTCAAAAAATAACTGAAAAGCTGCTTTTTCAGCCTCAGTCTGAGTTTCAAATTTGTCTTTACGATTTTGCTTGTATTCTGGATAAATTGCTTTGCGGTAGCTTGATGAGCCTTGGTCGCAAGCTAAGATAACTTTTGAGGCTTTGTAACTTTTTTGTAAGCTAACTACTGTTCGTAAGTAATCTTCAGCAAAATCAGTAGCGCCGCTATGTTTATAGCGAAAAGCTAAGTTTAGGGCATCCACAACCATTAGGGTATTTTCTTGTGCTGTAACTTGTTGAAAACTTTTGCTCATTTTAGTGTTAATTTATTGTTTAATATTGTATATTATAACTTAATTTACTAAAAATTTCAAGTTACAAATTGTGGTTGCTCATTAGCTAACCAATCGTCTAACAAAGACACATAAAATTCGTGTTCGTCAATTGACGCAAATATGTATCTGTAATTAGTTGTAGGCATATCTAAAAATGCAGAAAATATCTTTGATCTGTCAAATTTAAATATTAGTAAGGGTTTTTTGTTTACTTGGCGGCCTTGACGCACTGACTGTTTCCAAAACTCTATTAATTGTGGGTTTTTACCCGTTAATAAGGCACTAGAAATATGATCTTCTGCGTAGCCTTTGACTTCTACACACCACAGATTAGTTCTACCAGGCACGTATAAATCGCCCTTAAGTTGATGTTTAGGGTCAAGAGCCCCTGATCCAGGAACTCTTTCCCAACCTAATCCTGTGTGCTTTTTAAGAGCATCACGTACTACAGTTTCAGTGCGAGCACCTTTTGCTCTACTATCTACCATTTATTATGCTTGCGTTTTTGTTGGAAAAACAATAACAGGAGCTTCTGTAGCAGCAACTGTATCGGCTATTGCTATTTGTTGTGCTTGTGGTGGAGTTTCTACAGCAAGTTCTGTAACTTCAGCTTCTACGCCAGGTACTTCAAAAGTACAGTTAGGGTCAACCCGTACTATAACTTTTCCAATACCAATTGCTGTTAGTGTTGCACTTTCGTGGTCACTAAAATAATCACCAACGCTAAGCTGTACTTGGCCAACGTTTTCGCGAGTAATAGTGCAAGTTACACTACCATTAATTTCTTCTAAAATCATATTATACCTCTATTTGTGAGATGTTGTTGCGTTTCGACACATTTACTTTTTCTAATAGTGGATGAGTAAATCCGTGTGAAACAAGAAAAGTATTTAAATGCTCTTCTCTGAGCAATACTTCTACTAATTTTTCTTTGCCGTCTACGTCTAGTGTTTCGACAGTTTCATCTAAGATCAATAAGTTAATTCTTGAACTAGATAAGGTTTGCATTAGCTTTCTGATAGCTAATAAAGTTGCCACGTTAACTCTGGCTTTTTCACCGCCTGATAGTGCTAAGATCTCAATATCTTTGCCATTATCAGTAATAACCACATTTAGTTTATCGCTAGCTGATATTTTGAAACCAATTTGGAATCTGCCATCAGATAAGTCGATTAAGTACTTGTTGGTAATTTCTTCTAAGTCTTTTACTAAGCACTCAATTTTATATGCCACTAAACCAGTAGTTGAGAACGTTTTGGTTAAAACATTAACTATAGACATTTTTTCACTTAATTCGTGCAGTTTTGAACTATAAACTTCAAGTTCTGCATTCATTTCTAGTAATTGATTACTAATAGTTTCTACTTTAGCATTGTGAGCACTAGCAACAGCATTTTTCTTTTCTGCTGAGGCAATAGTTGATTTAAGGTTGGCTATTGCTGTTTGTACGGCTGTAAATTTAGACTCTAATTCGTTTTTATCTAGTAAATTTTCTTGTAAATCAGGGTTAATTAATTGATGATATTTTTCCCACTCATCTCGTGCTTTATTAGCTGATTTCCATGTTGCAGTTTTATTAGTAAACTCTTGTTCAATTGCATCTATTTCATTAAGTCGAGTGTTAATATTAGCTATTTTTGCAGCTGCACTCACTATTATAGCATGTTGTTCCGCTACTAGTGCTGCAATTTTTTCTTCATCAATAGTTTGTAGGCAAGTAGGACAGGTTCCTTGTAGAGCACCTATCTTTTTAACAAAAGCATCTGCATCTTTAACAGACTTTGCTAACTCAATAGAGCTGGTATTAAGTTGTTTTATTTCTGGATTAAGCACACTAACTGTATCTACAGGAGTCTCTGGTAGTGGAAATAGTTTAATGTTGCTTTGTATTTGTTTGTAAGTGTTGTTTTGCGTAATCTTTTTGTTGGTAGATTCTAGCCCACGAATTTGATTGTCAAGTTCTGCAGCCACAGTTATCATGTCATCGTCTAGAACCGGTACTTCACAATATTCTTTGTGAGATAAATCCATGTTCGAATACTTATCTAACCAGCTGTTGACTGTATTAACTTGTGATTGTGTAGATGCAATGTCTTTAGTTAAATCTTGTGCAACGTCTTTGAATACTTCTTGTGCACGACTATACTTGCCTAAATTTAGGATTTCTATAAGAAACTTTTTTCTGGCAGTATCTGCAGCAGTTAAAAACTCAAGACTAGACGCATTGCTTTGATAAACAATTTGTGCAAAAGTCTTGTGATCAAAACCAAGAATGTCTTCAATCATTTTATAGGTTGCTGTTGCTGTGTGAGCACTTATATCTATGTCACTTTTAAATAACTTAACAGTCTGAGCAGTACCGCGAGAAGTTTTTATCTTGTACTCTACGCCGTCACGCTCAAAGTCTAGTTCAATAGTATATGTTTTATCTTTTATATATCTGTTTAATATGTCAGCTTTTTTAATGCCTTTTGAGTTTTTATTAAAAAGCACTTCTTCTAAGATAAGAGCAATTGAACTTTTTCCATGACCATTGCGACCCACTAACTGTGTTAGTGGTGAAGCAATGAAATCAATAGTATTATCTTTTCCATAACTAAAAGCATTACTCCAACTTAATTTTTTAATTGTTATCATGTTCTAATAGTTCTTTTTTCAATTCCTGTAATCCGCCAAGATATTTTCCGTTTAAAAATATTTGCGGAACACTACGTGCATCAGGTACTTTTTGAATTAAATCTTTTTTTGAATACCCGTTAATACCTATCATACACTCTACATAGGTAATTGCTCGTTGTTCTAATAATCGTTTTGCTTCTGTGCAAGCAGGGCAATTTGTTTGTGACCAAACTTCGGCTTTAAAGTGACTCAAATTTTTCCGCATGATTTTGTAACTCCTTTAGTACAGATTCTATGGTTTCTTCTGGTAGTTCCAGAATATAGGCTAAATACTCTTTTACTTCTTCAGTTAGGCTCATTTCAGGGTCTAGTATAAGTGCAGAGTCTGTTTCTCGCTTAATAACTTTTGAAGTAATAAGTTCACTATCTTCTAGCTCTCCTAGTTCTTGCATATCGCCTTGCACTTCATACACTGTATGGTCAAAGGAGGTGGCTGTGGCGGAGGTGGCGGCCTCTTCGGCAGTGATCGTTTTCTTGATAAGCTGCGGTAGGTCGAACCTGATCCATTCATGACCAAGAGTATCAACATCAAGGAGAATAGCGCCAGTATCGACTCGCTGGCGGTGAAAACTAGTAGTATAAGGGCTGCCAGGATAAAGAATATTACGTTGAGAGTTTTCATATGAGTGCAAGTCACCTGCCAAAACTATGTTCCAGCGGTTAAAAAGAGTTAAATCAATTTCTGGTTTAACGTGTGGTGGAATCTCACCACGAACATGGGTACACAAAATCTTACCGTGCGTTAAGTGAGGGGCTTTCTCAAACTCTTTTAGTTTGTTGTACGGAATAAAATCAATATTATTGTAACTGTAAAAATCATCAATGACTTCTACTAGTGAATTTAATCTATTGGTTGATTTTTTAAGGTTTGTTAAGAAAGTAGTGTCTTTCTTTAGCATTTCGTGATTGCCAGAATATATAATGGTTGGCTTTGTAAAACTAGCCACAAAGTCAAAATAAAGTTCAACTTCATCCATTGTTGGTAATCTGTCAAAAACATCGCCACCAATAATTACTAAATCAGCCCCTTCTTGCATTTGTTGAAACTGCTCAACAAACAAACGAAAACGATTTTTTGCCCACTCAATAGGTACGTTTTTCTGACCTAATTTTATATGTACATCGGCTGTGAATAGTATTTTCATATTTTATAGACAAAATAGCCCGCAAAGCATAAAGTTTTGCGGGCTATAATTTTTAACCTAAGTCTTTAACGGCTTCACGCTCAGATTCTGAAGCGCCTTCGTCTGCTTCATCGTCACTGTTTGTAGTAACTTTGGTTAACAGGGCTAAAACTTCATCAGCGGTTGGACGAGGATACTTTTCATCAATAGCTTTACTGGTGGCAGCTAGTTCACGCTCTGCGTCCGATAGGGGGCGTGACTTGCAACGAAGTACTTGCAGTTGGTATTCAACGTTAAATGGTAAAGGGCCAGTTTTAACTCGTTTAAAAACAACATCCCAACCACTATCAAAATCAGTTGGATCGCCTAAATCTTCGGCTGCTGTCATAATCTGTTCAAACAATTTCTTTTTAAGGTTAAGTGCCTTAACTTTGCCATCCTTAGGGTCAATACAGTTTACTGTGTATGACCAAGTGCATTTTAGTTCGGGAAAGAATTTTGGTACATGATCTACTTCTAGATTATCAAATTTTTCTTTTTCTCTGCTAAAAGCCAGACACTCAACAGGAATATCTTTATTGTTAGTGCCTTTAATCCAATAAATGTAGCGTGGTAAGAGTCCACCAATTAAGCGAACTGAGTTTTCGCCGTCTTTGTACTCATAAGCCTCTACTTTGTTTGATTGCGCTTTACCTTTAGTGTTCTTAAAGCTAATTGCCATTTTTAATGTCCTCGTATTTGAAGTGTATTTTGTTTTTTGTTATAGTTAGTAGCGGATTAGTAATTATTTTGTCTATATCAATATCTTTAAAATAAGATAAGTCTAAGTAATTAATATTGTAAAGTTTGTAAGAGCTGTAATCGCGTCTTCCGGCTAACTGTATGTACTGTGATTTATAAATTATATCAGTTGTTCTATCTGCAAATAAGTCTGCAGGGTTTACTAAAAAACTATTACCAACTAAATTACTAATGGGTTTAATTTTAGATAAGTAATTTTTTGGTATAGATTTTTTAGTAAAATGCAAACGAAGTTTTTCAACAATTAAGTTAGGATCGTTTTTAGTTTCAGACTCTAAAACTGAAAGGTTAAAGAAAAAAGTCATATTCTGTAACTTAATGATTATTATAACAGATTAACAGCTGTATTGCAAGTTAATTTTTTTATATGGTAGTTATTTGCCAACCTTTACGCATATAAAGACCAAGCCTATCATTGTTTTGTTTTTTATCAGCATAACCAGCAAAGTTAATATCTATTACTAAGGGATTTAATTTTCCTGGAAAAATTCTTTGAATTCTACCTATGATTTGTTCTAATAAGCTATCATTAGACATAGGCACTGCTAAAATAACGCACGATAAGGCATTAATAGAAATGCCTTCTGAAAAGATTTGCCTTGATCCTGCAATGGCTTTCTTTTCTCCATTGAGGATTTGTTGTTTTGCTTGATCTCTGTCGCCTTCGGTTCCAGTAACCAACAAACACGTTTCTCCAACATATTCTTTGACCTTTTGTAAAAATTCAACTCTATCTGCAATAATCAATACAGAGTGACCATTATCAATTTCTATATTTGCTATACCAGCAACAAATTGTCGGTATTTATCGTTTTCACACAAATCATTGATTTTTTCTACCCAAGTTGCACCTGCCTTTAGTGTTATACCACTTTTAACTATTCTGATTTTAGGAATAAGTGTATTAGCTTCCGGAGGTTTTAATACATGAGTACCAAAATAATCAGGAAATAATATGTGCTTACCGTCTTTACGAATCATTGTACCCGAAAGAGCAATTCTGTATCTAGCGTAAAAACTGTCTACTGTTGTGGAAAAAGTAGTGGCAGGACAGTGGTGTGCTTCATCCATTATAACTGTACCAAATTCTTTTGATAAAGTTGCTAGATGTTTAACTACGGACTGTATGTTTCCTACTACTATTGCCCTGTCTTCAATGTCAAACTCACCGCCGCCAATTACTCCAGCAGTCATACCAAATAAGATTTTTACTTCTTCTATCCACTGATCTCTTAGTGCAGCAGTGTGGGTAATAACTAAAGTACGCTGACCAAACTTATGTGCTAAGTGCAGGGCAGTAAATGTCTTGCCCCAGCCTGGCAGTGCATTAATGAAACAAGTATCATCTACTTTATCATAGATTAGTACTTGGTCGTCTCGTAGACTGTGTAGTGGCTCAGGAAAAGGAACAGTAACTAAACTCCGCTTATCTATAATTTCGAAATTTTCGGGAATCAAGTCCTGTCTGCCTTGTGGTATACTAACGATACCTTTGGGCAACATCTTGTAGTTTTTTATAGTTTCTATGGCAAAAAATTTCTTTGAGCCAGTGTCTTTTGCAATTTTATATGTTAGAGTTTTGATAATCTTTTTTAGGTGGTCAGACCCAGGATCATCCATATAAATTCTGTTTGATATAATTGCTTTAGGCATTATACTAGTCTCCAACTATCGTTTGTAGCAGTTTCGCTAAGACCGTATAATAAGTGCATTTTATTTATTAGTAAAAATACTGCATACTCTTGAAAGCTTTCGGGTCGGTGTAAGCATTTAAATCTTTGAGATAGACCTTCTACTTCTAGTACACACCCTATGCCATCTGCGGGTAAAACTTGACGAATCTTTTTTGCGGTGAGTTTGGCGCGCGTATATTTTTTCCACTGAAATACTTTGCCACTATTATCTATAAACCAAGTAGTAGCTTTTGCAAGTTTTATTAAATCAGCTAAAAAATATATTGCGGTTGATATTTTATGTAATTTTATTTTTGGGTCTTTTTGTAGTGCAAGCCTGCGTAAACCCAGTGTTTTTTGTGGTAGATTTTTATCGTCTATGATTTTAATCGTAAGACTACTAATATTAGTCTCATCTACATATTCAGTATGAAAGAAAACCAACCCATTATATTGGGTTGGTTCTTTATCACTTAATTTATAAACGGGCCAGGTTATCTCCTGTAACGCCGTAAACTTCGTCAAAGTGTCCAAAGCTATAGTCATCTCCAATGTCTTGATCTACACCAATAGGTGTATTAGGAATCTCGCAACCCCATTGATGTTGTGTGTTACGCTTTAAGATTTCGCAGTATTCTTCAACTTGATCTTCTCGTACAAGAGATACGATTGAATCGTGTACAAGCATAAAGATTTTTGCGTCTAGCCCTTTGGCTTTAACTTCATTAGCAGTAGCCATAGCACCAAGCAAATTAACATCACTAGCAAGAGACTGTACTTCAGCATTAATTCCACTACGAACTTCATGAGCTGCAATTCCCTTATCGCTACTGAACACGTTTGGAAGTCTGCGTTTGCGTCCAAAGAATGAGTATGTGTATCCATTTGTTTCAATAAATGTTTTACGCTCATCTAACCACTTTTTCAATTTACTAAACTTACTAAAGTAGGCTTTAATATCTTCACGAGCTTGTTCAACTGGATATGGTTGGCCAGTAGCTTTTGATACAGTCTGAGACACTTTATTAGCACCCGAACCATACAAAATACCAAAAGAAATAGCTTTAGCACTCTGACGCATACTACCGTATAGCTTTTTAACATCTTCAACTGCACAGGGTAAGCTAAACACCATTTTTGCAATTGTAGAGTGAAAATCGCCGCCACTACAAAAAACTTGTTGTAAGTTTTTATCTCCTGATAGCACCGCAGCATAGTACATTTCTGCTGTGGTCAAGTCTTGCGAAACAATTTTATAACCTTCAATAGCTTTGATACAACCTTTGATAATAGGATTGTCCCTAGGTATTTGCTGAGCATTAAACTTACCAGAACTACTGAGGCGACCGCTAGTGGTAAAGATAAGATTAAAATTTGTACGAATTCTACCGTCTCTATCAATTTCTGGTAAAATCTTGGAAATGTAGGTATTTTGAATTTTGCCAAGTTGTCTTACCTTTAAAATTGCAGCTGGCAATGGGTGTTCTTCGGATAACTGCTCTAGGACTTCGGCATCGGTTGAGATTGCTCCTGTTGCTGTCTTTTTTCCAGTTGGTTGTAAACCCAAATAATCGAACAAGACGACACGCAACTGCAAAACACTATTAGGATTAAAAATCTTACCAGTATCTTTTTCAAACCGCTTAACTTCGTCAAACCCATAAACAACTTCCTTTGCTTGTGCAATCTGCTCGTCTAAGTAGACATTAGCAGCAGCCATTCGGTCTTTGCTAACAGGAATACCTACCTCTTCCATGTCCATTAGAAACAGGGTACCTGGAATTAAGATTTCTTTATAGACTTTTAGTAGATTGCCGTTCTTTTGAACAATAGGCCAAAATTTCTGGAATAAATCAAAAGTTACGGCAGTGTCAATAGAAGCATAACGGCTAATAACACTAAAAGGTATGAGATCATACGTAAAATCATCTTGCAGGATACCATTTTGTGCACAATACGCTTTCTTAAAATCGTCTAGTTCGGCATCATAGTCACCGTAATCAGTGTACTTAAGTGCCAGTTGTTTTAGTCCATGACTATCAGTTTCGTCCAATACATAATGCATAACCATAGTGTCATGTACACGAGTACGGTTAAAATCTAATCCAAGGTGATATTTAATCATCTTGTAGTCAAATTTCATGTTGTGAAATATAGTAGAAAAATTACTTATAATTTCTTGCAGTAAGTCCAAACATTCGTCATCTAAGCAGTCTGTTAGAATGTATCTGCCATGCTTAGATTTATAACTCATGGAAATACCAAGCACATATCCGTCTCTTGGATAAAGTGCTGTTGTTTCCGTATCCCAGGCAACATAGCCCTCGGCATTGGCTAAGACTTCTCTAAAGAATTCTTTTGCTTCTTCAGTATCGTCAATGCCTTTAAAATCACCAGTTACTGATGGTTGTAAAGCACCTTTTACGTATTTGTGAATTCTGTCTACGGCACGATCAAAATCAGGCCTACCTTCTGGCTTAAAAGACAACATTGCTGGATTTGAAATAGCAATAAATTTGTCACTAACTAACTGACCAGCCATGTTAGTTACTGAGGTAATCTTGGCGTATTCTTTAGCAGCTTCTGCACCCACTAAAATAACATAAGTATAGGGTTCTAGGTCTACTACCAAATCAACGTCTTTTTTCAGTAATTTGGTAATTGGCTTAGAACTCATGTGATAGTGGTCGTACTCAAATTCAAAATAATCTGAATAACGTGTACGATTCGGGGCTTTGTCAATAATTGCAATTTTCATAGTTGTTTCCATAATACTTTATTATAGCGTATTTAGCTAATATTTTCAAGTTGATTTATATTAGGTACTTTACTACTAGCTGTTCTACAACTAGGTAAAATGACCAAGGGGGGATAACTACAGCAAATAGTGTTGACCAAAAGCCTTTAGCTAACACTATTCCTGCAATCCACCAAATTATAAAAACCAGTTCAGTTAATGATTTCATTTTGCGATATACTCAGCAGTTGAGTCTACATCTTCTTGCGACAATTCACCTGGATCTACATTGTCTGGTAAGGTTATTAGCTCTACAATAAATCCAGCATCTTCAATTAGGGGTTTAAGATTGTGTGCCGCTTTTTGACCAGCATCATCGCCATCAAACATTAGGTATATGTGAGTAATACCTTGTGCTTTGAACGGTAGTAGCTTTTGTTTTGTGTTATTTTGAAGGGTATTTGTACCAAAAGCGCACACAACATTGTGTAAGCCTTTGTCGTACAAATTTAGCATATCAAAGATACCTTCAACAATTACCATAGACTTGTAGCCTGTTGGTAAATGGCTAGGAAACACCGGTAACTGAACTCCGCTAGGGTAGTTTAAATAGCGTGGATTACCATTTGATAGGGTGTGCCTACCAACAAAAACCACAGTCTTTCCAGTTATGTCCTTGACAGGAAATATAATTCTGTCCTGTAGTTTTTCTACTTGATTGGTATAAAATGCCCCAAAATACTTTAAGGTTTGTGGACTAATTCCGCGAAACTGTTTTGTATAAGGAGTGTATCCTGCCGGTAACTCTAAGTCTAGGCCAAAGTTTTTTAACTCTGCCAGTTTTTCTTTTAGCGCTAATATTTTAAGTGGAACCGGATTAGTAAATATTCCATAATATTTAAAAATGTTGGTTTTAAACCCACAGCTAAAGCAGTGAGCAATTCCACTTACTCTGTCAACCCTAAAGCTGGGATTTGAATCTTCATGCTCAGGGTTTAAGCATTTGATTAAGTAGTCGCGACCCGACACCATAAATGCCAAGTTATTTTTATTTAATATGTCCAGTACTGGGTCGCTCATTTTACTACTTTACTTAGTTGCCAGCTATGCACAGCTGCTATGATGCCGTCGTCATAGCGCACTGTTACATCTGGCCAATATTTTTCTGCATCATGATTGTAAGTATCTACTATAGCTTGTTTGCGTGTAGTACTTACATAAACTAAATCCCCAGGCGCATATTGGCCTGTCCGACCACTAAGCGTTCCAGGGTAAATCCGATTGTGTGTCATCTTGTTTTACCTGTTCTTTTGGTTTCTTACCAGCTTTCTTAATAACTTCCTTATCGGCAGGCCTGTCCACAGACTGTGGGCTAATGCGTAGGGTATCCCAATCGATCGGGCACGTAAATGCCATTTCCTTGCCGCCACGAATTTTTGTGGTTTCAAAACTGATCGCGTTTGTTTCTTTATCGTGTGCTTCCATCGTAAGAGCAATGTCCGCCGCATCCAATATACCTTTTGCGAAGCGTGCTTCGCCTGTTGCATCGATCTGGTATGGCGAGACCAAAACAATTTCATATTTTCGTGCAAGATTTTTAAGTTTCTTTGATACTTCAATTTGTGGTTTCCAATCGTACTGATCGCTACCTTCTAGCACAATTTGATTTAAGTAGTCAACGACTACTACTTTTAGCTTATCACCAAATCTAGCTTTGGCTTTGCCAATGTGCAGATCAATACTGCTTAGGGTCAAGTCGCGATCATCTACAATAATCATTTGATTATTTTCTTTTAGTTGATGTTGTCTTACTAATTGCTCTTCAAATTTAAATCTGTCTCTGTGACGCATAAAGTCTAAAATTGCTTGCTCAGAGTCTTTAAACATACCTGCTCTAGCTTTTACAACTTTAAGTACTTCTTCATCTGTTAGCTTGTGTTGTTTGAGATTCTGGAGATTAACATTAGCTAAAATTGCTAGGTTACGTTCCATTGTCTCCATTGCTGTCATCTCAATAGAGAAATAAATACTGCTGTTACCAGACTCATATTGATTAACAAAGATATTGCTACTAGTAATAGATTTACCGGAGCCTCGTTTACCCCCAACGAGTATGAGTTCCTGACGAGCAACGCCACCAAGAACAGCGTCAAAAGTATTATTAAGGCCAAGATATACACGTTCTTTCTCCAAATCTTCTGGATGGCGAAACATCATTATGTCCGCCATTGTAAAAACTTTCTCACTAGTATGAGTCTTTTCTTCTATTGTTAGGGCTATATTTGCTAAGTTATCTTTTATTTCTGCGGAATCGTAAAGCGGTAGTTTGTCTACAAATTTATCTAATAATTTTACTGTTTCATTTTGTGTATACTGATCAATTAGCGCATCTAGCGCTACTTCAGCTGAAACGTCAGGAACCTCAGTTAAACGGAGAGTTGCTAACGTCTTAGACGCCGGACCCTCCCTTAAGGTTAATTCTAGGTCATCAAATGACGGTATAGCGCTGTACTTATCATAGTACTTATTAATTACGCTATACAAGGAAGAGTACGCAGCGTCCAAAAATACTAACTTAAGTTTAGACCATATGTCTAAATTTCTTTCAGTTAATAATTTATTTAAGACTACTGCTGATGTATCCAAGGTTATCCTACTTTCGATTCGTTATCTATAATAACTTGGTCAATAATCTCGCTAACTTTATAGGTTACGGACTCTCTTAGCTTTTTTAAGTCTTGTTGATAGGTTGCACCGCTATCGTATAATAAACTTAATTGTTCGTGGGTTATAAGCTGTTGTAACCCAAAATATATGTGGTCATATGCTAAAGTAGATTCAGGCGTAATTTCTACTTGTATAGCTTTACCATAATTGTGCATCGCCTGCTTAACGACTTCCTCTACTGTAAATGAGTCGTTGTCGTGGTATGTTAATGTTACTTTCATGTTACAACTCTACAAAGTAAAAAAGCTCGGAAGCTTTTATGAACTTCCGAGCTAATAGGTTATACTGCGTATTAAACAGCTGCTTTAGCTTCAGCTTTAGCTTTTTTAGCTGCACCATCATAGTCAGCAACTTTGATACCACGGCGGGTAAGCAAAGTACGAAGACCACGCTCTGTTTTGTCAACACTTGCAGCAATTTCAGCAACAGTCATAGTGCTGATTTTATCGCCTAAAGCGGTAACTGGATCAACAGATTCCTTAGCATGGGATTGCTTTTGAGCAGGAATCTTAGAAATCTGACCTTTACGTGTCAAGCTAAGTGCCTTGCCACGAACTGAGGCAACAGTTTTATTCAATGCAGTAGCAATTTCTTCAATGAAACTACCAGATTCTGCCATTTTGATAAACTTGGCTTCTTCTGAGTCGCTATAAGTGCGAGCAACTTCAACTTTTTCAGCAGGCTTTACTGAACCGGTCAATTCCAGGGCAAGCAATTTACCTTGAATTTGTTTGGCAGTAAACTTACCATCAGCAAAATGCTCAGCAATTTGTTTGTAGGTTAGGTTACCGGCGTTTGCATTTACGAAGTCAGCGAGATCAGCGCTTTCATTGGGGGTAAATGCGCTAGTTTTTTCTTTAGCTAGTGAAGCAACTTCACGGTCTAATTGACGCAATTTAGAAGCAACGCTGCGAGTTGTGAATCCAAGGGCTTCAGCAGCGTGTTCAACGGACTCTACGCTAACGGGGCTTGAGTTACCAACGATATTCAAAAGTTGGCTAACAGTTTCGTCAGACCATTTTTTAGTGGCTTTTTCAGTCATTTTTATTTTCTTTCAAGAAATTATTTAAGTTTGTGATTATGGTTATTCCGAGTGATTCGGCTTTTTTGCGTTTTGTACTACCTTTATCTTCTTCATCTACTAAATAGTCTGTGGTTTTTGTTACAGACTCTGTTGCCTTGTATCCTGCAACTTCCAGCGCTTTATGTGCTTCTGCTTTAGTTTTGAATGAAGATAATTTTCCTGTAATGCAAATGGTTTTTAAATCCCCAATTACAACAGAACTTTTCTGAGAATGAAATGTGAAAGGCAAAAACTCTCTCATTTCTATAAAATCAGTTTCTAGCCAAGACAATAAGTTTTGTGTAACTTTCTCGCCTAAACCTGCTTGCTTGCAAGTTTCCTGATTAATTTCATCAATTGAGTTAACAACTTGACAAATTTTTGTTGAAGCAGTATTACCCACAAGAGGTATTGAAAACGATGCTAGAATGGTTGCTAAATCGGCTGACTTAGATTTTTCAATTTCTAAAAGAAGTTTTTCTGCTACTTTTGTACTACCCACTGCTTCAACTACTTGGTCTCGGTCTAGATAATACAATTCAGTAATATCTGCTAGACTAAGTTTTTCTACTGTACGAGTACCCATACCTTTAATAGAAAGCGTCTTACAGAAGTGTTCGAGCTTTTTATTTAACTGAGCACCGCAAGCTGTGTTTCTACAAAAGAGCTGATCGTTGACCAGTTCTAAGGTATAATTACAGCAAGGACATTCGGTTGGTATTTCGATTCTCATAGTTTCATTATCAATTTATATGTATATTATAACCGATTAAGGACGCTTTATCAAGTGTAAATTTTACTACCCTGGGTCTGGCAACTCAAGCATCTACTTTGTGTAAGATACAAGGAATAATCTCACCAGAGCGAATTACCGCTACTGTGTCTCCGATTTGGAGATCAAGCATTTCGATAAAACCAGGATTATTAAGAGTAGCTCTAGAGACTAGAGCATCACCAATATAAACCGGTTCTAAGATAGCGACAGGTGTAACCTTACCTGATTTACCCACTTGCCACTCAACTGCGATGAGTTTTGTTTCAACGTGTTCGGCTCGCTCTTTTCTTGCATATGCGCCTCTTGGATGTTTAGCTGTATATCCCATTTCGTAAAATGTTTTATTATCATTTACACGAAACACTACTCCATCGCAAGGATAGATTTTATCTAGATCAGGTTCATTAATTACACTAAATCCAAAAGATTTCAACTCAACCATATCTTGATTAAATGTTGAACCAATACTTGGTTGTATCCCATATGCAAAGAAACTAATAGCTCTAGTTTTAAACTCATCTGCATTTTTTAGATTTAGTGCGCCTGCCGCATAATTCCTAGCATTTTCAATGTTTTTAGGAGCCACGATCTCACCAGTCACTTGAAATACACCCTTAATAGGTATTTCATGGGGTACAAGTTTAGTAGCTAACAACTTGTCAGTAATTACTTGACCTTCTACACCATCACCGCGTGTAAGACCCCTAACAAGATTGCCATCAACATACAGTAAGCTAACAGCTGCCCCGTCCAACTTAGTACTAACAGCAATATCTCGAATACCTTCCAAAGGACGTTTCTTATCTTCGTCGTCATAATATTTTTGTAAACTATACATTTGATATACATGACGCTCAACATTAGTATGTTGTTTAGCGCCCACACTATTGTAGCCAATTGATTCAGCTAAGCTATCAAATTGCTCATCACTGATAATTGGACTACCGGCATAGTATGCCCTGGAAGCTAGGTTTAAATATTGTTCTAGTTTATTCATTGTATAAATGTCGCTTATTAAGAAGATATTATACCACTTTAACCTTAATAAATCAAGTATATTTTATAGATAGTTCTTTCCAAACCAACAGTAAACTTTAAAGTATTTACTACCATATGGCTTAAAATCCCAAAACGTATTTTTAAAGAATGCAATCGAGAAAGGTTCTTGGTGTACTTGTAAGTGGTATTTACCAAATCTAATATTAATATGAACTCTGCCTTTAATCATGATATTTTATTGTGGTAATGTTTAATAATTTCGTGCCCCTCAGCCTTAGAACATATATCAAATAATCCATCTAAAATGGCATAGATATTTTCTGTTGATGCAGCTATAGAAACTCCTTCCCTACTAGGGATCCACTCACCCTCGTAGCTTAAAAAATACTTTCTAAGTTGAATATAAGTAGTTTCTCTAAAATCATTAATTACTAAGCGCACCTGGTAGCCCTTTTCTAGATTTTCTTCAATTAGTTTACTGTATTGTATATTTGAATCCATTTAGGCTCCGGTGAACTTTTTAACTTTTAGATTTTTGCTGGTTTGGCGCCTGCGTTTTTATATGCGTACACCCATTTCTCGTAGATGCTCTAGTGATGCAAGCTCTGTTGCTTCTTGATAGGCATTTTGCTGCCACTTTTCTGATAGCAACCATACTCTATAAATCCAACCATGCTTGTCACTAAAAGACTCCGCATCAATTCTAGCTGTAGAGTCATATCTGGCCGAGTACACTACTTCGCCAACTTTAAATCGCTCACGCACAGCACCTTCAGGGATTAGTTCTGGGCAAAAATAACTAGACCCAGGTACACGGATTGGTACTGAGTTTGTTTCCAGCACACTCTTAACAAATGTACTACTACGATATGTAGCTTTACTAATAGAGTCTACAGTTTCACCAGCAAGGTATTCTGAGATTATATAAATCCGTTCTTCGCCAGTTACCGGCTTTCCGCGTTTCTCTGCTCTGCGTTCTGCATTTTTAGTTTGTTTCTTTTTCCATTCCTCAATAATAGTACCAAGTCTGGTAGTATTATATGCCATGCCTAAGATTTGGCAAGCATCTTTTTTAGTAATTGCTTTTGTACCTTGTTCAGGCTCAAGCAGTTTGATAACTTTTGCTATATTAGCATCAGTCATCAATTCTTCTTCACTAGCTGATTTTTTTCTTGCCATAATAATCCTTAAAAAGAAAAGGCGGCACTAGGCCGCCTTGTTTACGCTTTCAACACGCCTAAGAAATAAATTGCGGCTTTGCCAGTCAATTTGCTCAAAATATCTTCGTCAACTTCAGCACCTTTGGCTTCAATTGCGGCCTTAAGATCAGCAATGCTAGACTCTTTGCTAACACGCTTGCTACCTTCACCAGCAGGCTTAGCAGTTTTGCTAGTAGAAGCACCAGCCTCTTTCTTAACATAAACACCAGCTTGTACTAGTACCATACGAACGCCGTTAGGCGACATTTCAATTTCTTCTGCAATATCTTTGATAATTTCAGTTGAGGACTCAGGTGTTGGGCCTGCTCCTTCATACATTTCAATAACTTTAGTTTTGAGTTCTTCAGTCCATGCGCTTGCCATATTTTTCCTTTTAGATGTATTCTGTATTGATCGCCGACATTTGATTTGGAGAAAACCGGCGATAGTTGTGTTTTAGGTCGTGTTTAGCCAATAAGTTCATAGTTGCTTCGTGTTGTGCATTTTTTAATTCACGCATTTCATTGGCAAACAGGGCAAACTCATCTTCTGGCATTTTGGTAACATCAATGCCTTCAATGAATTGAGTAGGCGTAACCAACTCAATTACAGCTCGTTCAGAGACAGAGCCATCAGTTTTAGTGTATTTAAATTCCAAAAGTTTCATGTTGTGCCTTTTCTAATTGATTAAGAATATATTATAAACTATAATAGCCTTTGATTCAAATAAAAAATTTTAATCTTGTTTTAACATTTCTTTTGATAACCCTCGCTCAAATGCTTCGCCATATTTTGTAAATAACAGTGGAAGTACCAAAAAAGGAGCAACAATTGTACTAACTACTATATAAACAAATATACTTAACTTAGGATTATTTGTAAATCCGTTTTCTATATTATTAGCACGTGCTTTTTGTAGTAGGGGATAAAACCATATATAGCAAGCAGTAATAGAAGTACTAAGCGCAAATAGCAAATAGTATTCTATTACATCCATACTAGCTTTCCGTACTTGTCGTGAGCACGAGCACCTAGTTGAAAACTAACTCTGCCTTCAGGCACTTTTTTGTCTGGGTTGCTACGCGCAGCTTGAACAGCTTCTGATTGTACTTTAGGATTACTACTAAATAGCTCTTTATCTGCTCTTCCAGTAAATAGTTTAAATATTTTAGCTAATCGAATGTCTGTATGTGACCACTGTGGATTGTTGGGAGCTTTTCTGCGTGCACGGATATTAGTTAAAGCATTTTTAATTTGTTCGTTATTAGGTTGCTGCTTTAACAATCTTTGCAGTTTTAGTTTACGATTCTTTTCGTACTTATTACTACTTTTGTAAACTGCACTGTAGTTTTGTTTTGATTTACTAGCTGATTTAGCCAATTTAATATCCTTTTTTTATTTTAAATATGCCAGTATCTTCTACTGGCTCAAGCACAACGATTTTAGCTTGTTCTAAATACTCTAATACTGTGAATGCTTCACCATAAGTAATAACACGTCGCTCTTCTGTATTAACAAGATCAGCAACGTGTCTTAAGTATTCTAGGGTTACTAGTTTCCAAGTCTCAGTGCTTAGTTCACCAACGAGAATCTTGAAGGGATTCGTTGTTGTAAAAGACTTCGTTAAATTCCACATAAGCACCCTCGTCACTTTCAGCAAGTTCTTTTAATTCTTCGGCTTTAAGCACTTTCAAGTGAATGTCATAGCAAGCCTGTAAAGCTGCAATTAGATCAGGCACTTGTTCAATACAGATTGGCATCATGCGATTGCAAGTATCTGCAATGGCTACTTCGTCTCTGCCACCAGGGTTAGTACCAAACTCAACATAGTTGTAGAATTTGGTATCATTGTACTCAAAGGTTTCATCAGAGTCTTCGAGGTCTAGGACTTCAGAAAAGTAAATTTTCATAGTTATTTTGCTTTAAAGTTATTGTGAAGTTAATATTATACTAAAAAATACTCAGCAGTTCAAGTAAATATTTTTTAATCGCAAGGAAGTAGGTGGTGCGCTGACTAGGAATTGAACCTAGACTCGACCGATTATGAGTCGGCTGCTTTACCATTAAGCTATCAGCGCTTGTTTTTTAATTTGTTCTAGTGAGATTGGTGTGTAATTGATGCGTTCTACTGATACATTAAAGTATCGGCGATCGGGAATCTGCGCTAATTGCATACGCACTACATTGTTGTGTAAATGACCGTGCACATTAAGACCCCAACGTGCTAGACTTTCAGGATGAATAGGAATGTGAGTTAAGATCATTCCGTCAAACTGATGCGAGCCACGAATGTCTTTAAAGTACTGTAGGTACTGCTGAGCACTGCATAGGTCGTGATTGCCTTTGATTAGGACTTTTTCACCATTCATGCGCGCTAAGATTTCTAGACCCTTAGCATTACGTGCCATAGTTACGTCACCTAAAAAGTACACTTTGTCGTTAGGTCTTACTACACTGTTGTGCATAGTAACCATGTGCTCATTCATGTGCTCGACCGAATCAAACACGCGCACAGGCGTATCATCAAAGTTTTTAAACGTTAAAATGTTTTTGTGATGAAAATGATGATCTGATGCAAAAAAGATGTTAGGCATAACACTATAAATAAAAAATCCCTGAACAAGTATATATTATACTAAATTCAAGGATTATTGTCAAGTTTGAATAATTGGTACCTGGTGACGGGTTCGAACCGCCGACCCTCGCCGTGTAAAGGCGTAGCTCTACCACTGAGCTAACCAGGCACTTCCAACTGTGACCTTACGCTAAACCGTTGGCGTTTTCGCAGCCGACATTTTTTAAGTCGTCTCGGAACTGACTGGAGCGGAGTGAGAGAATCGAACTCTCGACCGAAGATTGGAAATCTGCTGTTTTACCATTAAACTAACCCCGCAAAATCTGGAGCAGGATATCGGGTTCGAACCGATGACATTCTCGTTGGCAACGAGACATTCTACCACTGAATTAATCCTGCATGGCGGAAGACGGAGGAGTCGAACCCCATCCCTGTTAAGAGAACCTGGTTTTCAAGGCCAGTCGCGGGACCAACCCCACTGCATCATCTTCCAAGGCTAGTTATTTTTGTGTCAGGAAACTAGCAAACCCCGTGAGCGCAGCCCATCCTGTTTTCGCGTCAGCGGAGCCAGAAGCTAAGAAGCATTTGTAGACAGGTCTGGCGATTTTTCTTTACGTGATTCTATTAATTTATCAATACGCTGTATTACTTGTTCTGAAGTCATCCAAATATCTTTGTTGTGTAACATAGCTTGAATTTCTTCGTTAGTTAAGAAATCTTTGTAGACTTGGCTTAAGAAACTTTCAGACCACACTCGTTCAAACTGTAGCTGATCGTACATTTCACCACCTTTACCAAATACTCCGGCTGAATAGTTATGAAACATAAACAAACTGTGTGGAGTTATTTCGTAACTGTGCCCTGATAGGAATACCATAGTTGCGGCACTCATACAAGCACCCTCTACACTAGTGGTAATGTGTCCAGCACTTTCACCCATTACGCGTAAAAATTGAATTGCAGTGTATAAATCACCACCACAACTATTGATGTACAGTTTAATGGAATCATAAGTTCTAGCATTACGGATAATATCAAACCAGGCAGTATAATGTTCTGGTTCTAATAGTTCACCTGACAAATAAAACTCGTAAGAATTACTTGTGTTTTTAGTAAAAAACTCTGTTGACCCTGATTTAGGGTCAAGTAAATCATCTAGGCTATTTGTCATTGTATTACTACTTAGAAGCTAAAGCCAATTCCCAAACCATAAGCATTCTCTTGAATGTCTTGGTAGCTTTTGCTCGCGTTAAGATTAATGGCTACGTTTTTGGCAACAGCAACACTGTAAGTGCCAAAAACGACAGATTGTTTGGTTTCAGTGACGGCAGTTGTACCAACACGGGTTTTTACACCAGCCAAAGCAAAACCAGGGCCAACTTTTAAACCAGCAGTTGCACCTACTAAGCCGTATTTATAATCAGCATTACGAGCACCGTTCAATCCGTTATCAAAGCCAACACCAACAAAAGGTGTGACACCAAACACGGATTTACCAGCTGTAACTTCTAGGCTATGAATCATGCCACCAGTTTCAAATGTGGCTGTACGCCCTTGTGCACCAAACTGAATGCCACTAACTTCTTTACCAGCACGAATGTACTGAGCAGTACTGCGAGCACCAGAAGTTTGGTCATTGACAGAATCAATGTCAACGCTAAAATAATCCGCTGCCATTGCAGACATAGATAGTGCAAGTAAACTTGCGGTTAAGATTTTTTTCATAAAATTCCTTGTTAATGCCAGCTTATTCTGTTACGAGGAAAGCTGACGGAAACCCTAAGCAGTGTTTAGGCTGCTAATGCGAACTGTGAGTCGTTTGCGTTTACTTTTGTTTAGTTTTTACAGCTACTCTGCTGAGTTGTCCACTCACGTACTTGTCGCCCTGTCGAAACTATGCAGGCCCATCATAAGCACTATCTGGTAGCAGGTTTCTATCTATACCGTTCGCGCTGCAGTCGCTATCTACCACCACGAGGTGCCAAGGTTGATAGTGCTTGTGGTGGACCTGGGGGGATTCGCACCCCC